GTTTGTTTAGCTTGCACCACACTTTCCCAAGTGAATATGGGCAGTTGGCTGCAGGGGAAGCGGAGTATCACAAGGTGGACGGGGAAGTGCAACAATTCACGCACGGGAATGTCGTGCCCTATCGCCACAATGACCTTCAATGGTTGCGTGCGGGGTACTACGATCCTGAGAGCTTTGGCCAGACCTATGGCCTGGCGTGGAGTGTTGTTCGCAACCTACCGAATAGCGAAATTGTCTCGTTCACGCTTGCACCGCGTGGGCTTGCTTTGTCCAACGACGGTGAGAAGGTGCTGACTGTGTTACGGTCTACTGCTGTGCTTGATCTGCGTAACATGACCCAAGGCAATGCCTATGCCACGTCGTTAGTGGATAAGGTGTTGCCGACAGGTTGTGTCATGCGGACGGCCGACAACTTTTGCGTTTGCCTCACTGGGCAGGAAACTGTCATAGTGGCTGGGCAGTTGGTTGAAGACATAGCAGTGGAAGTGATGTGGCAGCCCCGGACTGCTGAAACGTGGACTGCGTGCGTTCAAAAGGCTAGGAAGAATCTCAAGAACTACAATGTTCCTGGGCCTTACGCTGCACGCTCCCTCATGTATGGTGCGCTCATTGGGTTCGTTTCCCTGTTACCGCAAGAGGTTGCGGCTGGCACTGCGGTGCTTAAGCCCAATCGTACGGCCATGGCAGCTTCTGTTGCCCTCAGCCAATTTCGGTTTCCCCGCACATGTGACTTTTGGTGCTGGTTTTTGGGAGCAATGATCGCCCTGTTGCTTGCTGTGTTGGTGGCATTCGTGGTCCACCTCCGCAGCCTTGGTGCTGACGCGGCAGTGTCGTATGGCCCCCGAGTTCTCTATTCCGTTTACGGTAATGCTGAGCTCAATCCGATTGACGATACGGCCTTTGTGCGCATGGATCCAGTTGTGCATAGAGACCGTAAAAACGTGCAGTTGATCGGGGTGGCTGTCAATCAATACTGGCCCGTCGTGGCTGCCTCGTCTTTCGAGAACGAGCTGCTAGCGGTTACGAACCGCGGTTGCGCGCCAAAGCGTGCAATGAACGAACCGGTCTGGAATCTCTTTCAGGCGTGGGTGTGGAATCGTTGGGACGACATTTTCCCGGGTTGGTCCAAACAACCTAATGTCCTCTCATTCGGATACCATGCATGGAATGCCC